TCCACTCATGGGCATGGGAATTGGTATAGAATTTACCGAAGCAACCAGGGAAGAACACCTAATTCACTATTGTCTTATAGATATAGTGATATTAAGGATACAAATAGCCTGGTTTGGTAGACAATCTTCATAGAGGGTATTTTAAGAGCTGTGGTGAGGTTTTAGATAGTTTTAATACCTCACTTACAGTTACCTTTAGATAATCTTCTAGTTGGCTCGCTCTTCAGCCAATTCTTCTCTTAGTCGTTCTCTAGCTCTATTATCTGCAGCAGTCTGTTGTCTTTGTTGTTGTTTTACTGTCCGTAGTATCTGTTGTCTAGTTTTAAGACTAACATCAATATTTCTAAATGCATATTTAACTGGGTCAAAGTTTTCCATATCATCTTGAGCATTACCTATCATAGATACCATAGGTATTCTAGTAGACAAGTTATTTAATACATTAACTACTGACTGACCAAATGGGTCTCTTACATCATATATTTGTTTACCATTATAGAATGTTGAGTTCATACCTAATTCAGCTGCAACCTGCAGCACAGGATTCAATGTAAACAAGTTAGAGAATAATGCATAGTTATCTTTTTTACCTGAACCTACTGCTTGTATAGTATCAAGTAAATGAAGTATACCACCTCGTCTAATATGAGCTTCACTATCACCACCTAATGTTTCAGATAACATCATGTCAATCATTGGATAGATAAGTGTAGACATAATAGCTAATGCAGCACCTGATTCTAATCCTTCTCTAAGTTGAGCTTCTTTAGTTCTACCTAATGCAGCTCCTTCAGCATCAATAAAGTCTGCAAGAGACTCACCTGGTTTACCCATCTTTCTAAGCATAGGGTCAATACCAACTGCCATATCTCTAATAGTATTTAATCCTGACTTAACAAAACCATGTTTATACCTAGCAAAAATAGCTATAGTAGGTTGAGATAGTATATGTTTAGATAACATTCTACTCATCTTAGCACCTAATACTTTCTCTCCAACTCTAGGAGGCATCCTATATGTAGGCATGTGAGCATCTACTAACTTAATAGCACCTGACATACCTAGTTCAGGATGTTTATTCATCTTCATTCTAAGAAGAGCCATATACATGATGTCTCGTGACATCCACATACCTTGTCTAGATACCTTATCACCAATACCTCCATATACTTCTGCTACTTTAGTACCTGTTACTTTAGCAATCTCTTTAACCAAAGCACCATTCTTACTAAAGCCTACCTTATCTTGAGCCATTCTTAACATCGGTTTATAGTAGTTTTCAGTAACTACATTAGTAGACATGATAGGAGCACCCTCTTGTCTAGCTTTTACATAAAACTCAGATACATTAACAACATCATCCCATCCTTGTTTCATAGCTTGTGATAATTCTTTTCTACCTTTAGCAGTAACAAATGCACTAAGACCTGCAGTACCTACCAAGTGAATAAGCTCATTGTGTATGTGAGGTAATGGGTTAAGCAACATGTTCCTAATCATAGCATTAGATACATGGTTAATTATGTTAGGTTCTCTTCTCATGAAGACATCTTCAAGTACCTCTGCAGTTACTTTATCTGTTCTCATACCCTCTAGTTCAGGGAAACCCTCTTTAGCAAAGTCTACACCTGGTCTTGTTGTTTCAATAGATTGTTCCTTTTGTCCTTTAACTTCTCTACCTATATAGTCTTTAGGCACAGCTATAGGGTCTTCAGCTAATGGGTCAGACTTAGAGCGTTCTTTCATATAAGGACTTTGTTGTAAACTTCTTTCAATACTCATGTCTCTTAATGCTTGAGCAACCTCACCAGACTTAAGTAATTCAATTAAGAATGGGTCTCGCAATTGTACTTTAGTGTTATCTACTGTTTCTGCAATCTCTCTTCTAGTAGCATTCTTAACTTGAGCTCTTTGAGACCTAGTACTTAATGACTGTCCAGGTGCTCTAGTATCTCTTTTATTTCTAGCTAAAGTAAGGACTCTATCAGTTACACGAACATTCTCACCTTTCTTATTCTTAATAAATCTATTTACAACATAACCATCACCCTTCTTAAGCTGGTCAATAGAGATTACTTCTCTCTTAATACCTTTGTCAATGATACCCATGATTTCATCAATCTTCTTTTCAAACTTCTGCTTATTCTTTCTGTAGTATTCAACATTACTAAGCCTACGTTCAGCACTAGTTTGCTTTCTTTTTATGGATTCATACTCTCTCTTCATAGCTGGAGTTTCAACTCTACCTTGATACTTTTCATTGTACTTAACTAAATCTTTTTTTGCTCTCTCAAGTTGACTTAATGCTTTTACCATAGAAGTATTCTTACCAGCAAAGGATTTCATCATACCATATATTTGAGGTTTCTTACCTGGGAATACATTTAATTGATTAGCTAACCAAAGGAATCTACTAAACTCTTGAAAGATACCTCTATTCTTCAGCATCACTTCACCAGTAGACTTATCTATAATCAAACTACCATCACGTCTAGTTGCTTTTACTTTAGAGTCTCTTATAATATCTTTACCTTTCTTCCAGTTATTCAACATTTCAAATAACTTCTTAGGAACAGGTCTATCTACTACAAAATACTCTTGTTCTCTAGTAGCTGCAACAGCATTACGTTGTTCACCAAAAGCTGCTACCTCACCCTCTAGTTGATTCTTACCTCTAACTCTACTACCTGTAACATTCTCTAAAATATTACCTAACCAAGAAGTAGCTTTCTGCATATAGATACGAGGTTGGAAAGGTCCTGCTACTTTAGGGTCTATTGTAATATCATTGTATTCTAATCTCTTATTCTTAGCTAATTCTGAAGTACCTAGTTCATTAAACTTACGGATAGGAACATATACATTATCCCAAATCTCTTGTTGTAGTTTATCAAACTTAATATCTTGTCCTTCTTGTCTAAGTTCTGCTTTCTTTAAGAACTCATCATAAGCTTTCTTACCTCTTTCTTTAATGTACTTACCTTGTAGATTCTGATAGACTTCTTTAATGACTATCTTATCTGTTTGCATCTGTTGTTTTGCTATGTTTGCCATAGCTAATTCAAACTCTTCTTGTGTCTTAGCTTCTCTTAACTTTGTTTCAAGTCCATCAATATTCTCTTTAAGACCTTGAAAGTATTTCATAGCTCCTGTATAGTCACCAGGTAGTTCACCTTTGTTCTGTCTTAATACAGGTCCATACTGAGTAGCTTCCATCTTTCTTTCAAAAGCTTCTGCCCTCAGACCAGCCTCAGTTTTACCTTCTTTAAGCCCTATCTTGTCTTCTTTGATTTTATTAAGGAATGATTTGTCTCTGGATAAGTCAGATGTCTTAAGACCTATAACATCTCCTGCTCGTTTAGTAAGACTAGTAGCTCCTGTCTTATCTAATACAGATTTAACACCTTTACCAAGTGAGTTAGTCTTTAGTAAAACTAATTCAGCTAAAGCTATAGTAGCTTCTTTAGGAATTCCTCCACTCTTTTCTATATCTTCTGCACTTGATTCTAGACCTTCACCTACCAGAGTCATAAACTTAGTAGTCATTGACAGCTTACTTCTGTCATCATAGGTCTTTTTGAACTCTTTGTATTCTTCTTCTAAACCTAATTGTTTAGATGACCATTCAAGTACAGTACCTAAGTTCGTACCTAAATTTAAACTAACTGGAATAGCACCTTCTCCAGCTGCTGCTTCTCTCATTATCTTATTTTGTTTTACAAAAGAGTTTTTCCAAGTAACACCATCTATTTCAGCTCTTAACTTTTTATATTCATCTACAGGTATCTCTTCACCACTATCTATTCTTTTATCAAGCTCACCTTCTTTATAGTTAGCTTTACCTTGTTCTTCAAGGAAATCTAAAGTACCACCTATAAGTGTACCACCAGCTCCACCCACTATTTCAGGAAGAGCTAATATCATTTCACCCATATTACCTGCTTCAGTAATAGTATCTTCAACAATAGTTTCAGCACTACCAAATCTATTGAAAGGTTCGTACTCTTCTTCTTTGCGTACAAAAGCCTCATACCCTTCTGGAGTAGGTTTAGTTTCTACCGTAGGTCTTACATAAGCTTCAAATTCAGCCATACTAATTTGTTCCTTTAGTAACTACCTCACGACCATCTTCATATTGAAATACATGTCTACCATCAGAAAGAGTTTCTACAAATGTAGCTCCAGCAGGTCCCATAGGTGCTTCTTGTTGTTCAGTTTGAGTAGATGTACCTGTACCTCCAGAAGTACCTCCCCTTCGTTGAACTTCTTGAGCTGCTACTTTATATAACTCATCTGTATTTATTTGGTCATTACTCCACCACCAGTTTCCTGCTTCTGGTCCAGAGGCTACTAGAACAGTTTTAGCTGTTTCTACAGCATCAGATAAACCATTAAATAAAGGTTTACCATCAGGTCCTTTAGCTCTAATAAGTTGTTTAGTTAATACCTCAAGAGCTTGTCCTGAAGAACCTCCATCAAAATCATTCCATCCTTCAGTAGGTCTTAAAACACTTAAAGCTTGATTCTCCATATATTTAGGCTCAATTTTAATTTGGTCAGCAAGTTGTTTTTCTAGAACTTCCATACCCTTAGTTGTATTTTTATCTATAGCTTCTTGGTTCATCTGCTTTTTATCAGCTAAAGTACTAAGAGCCATTACGTTAGTAAACTCTTGTTGACTAGCAGCTAAACTAGCTGTTGCTTGAGATGAAGCTGCTTCTGTTTGTCTTTGTGATACTTTAGTAATAGAGTCAGGAGATGCACCTAAGTCAGTTAAGTTCTTCATAAGAACACTATACATCTTAGCTGGGTCAGTCATATCACCACCTAACTGTTGTTGTGTCATTTGTAATGCTTCTTCTGCAATAGCTTTCTCTTTTAAGATAGGGTTATCATTATTAAATACACCCCTTAACATTTGATTCCAGCCTGAACCTATAGCACCATAACCTTTAGGCATAGTATTACCAAACATTGCATCTTCTCTTTGTCCAGCTACTTGTCTTGCTAGTAACTTCTCATCAAAATTAAATAATCCTTCTACTGTTGCCATTTTATTTCTCCTTTATTAACCTGTATAGTAACTAGAAGTACTTGTAGGGGGATAACCTCCACCTGGCATTCCACCTCCGCCACCTCCACTAGGAGTTGCTCCACCAGCACCTCCACCAAAAGCACTACCTGCAGCAGCACCTATTAACTTGGTAAACATACCTGCAGTTGATAAATCACTAGCTAATCTAGACTGAGCTCCCATACCATACATCTGAGCTTGTGCATTATTACCTGGTTGAGCAGCACTACCTAAAGCTTGTCCCATTAATAATGGTTGTTGTCCAGTTTGTTCTATACCAGAACCCATACCAAATAATGAATACATATCATTATAAGGGTCAAGTCTCATTTGATTACCCATACCATAGTATCCTAAACCAGCAGACATATCTTGCATCTGTTCTTGTTTAGCCCTACTTTGTGCATCAAATGCCATTGCATTATCTTCTCGATTCATAGCAGTTAGATACTCCATTCTTTCAGGATTTAAGTATCCTCCTCCTTCAAATGCAGCACTACCTGCTCCCATACGACCACTTGCAAAAAGATTGTTAGCTAAACTTTGTTGAGACTTAGCTCTCCCTGGAGCCATCATACTTTGCATATCTGTAAAGTACTCACCAGCTGTCTTAGATACATCTCTATTATAGGCATCAGTAAACATACCCTTACCTGTATCTCGAATATACTCAGCATCCCTGATATTACCTGCATCTGGACCACTTAAAGCTTTATTCATAAATACATCTCTAAGCTCCATAAGCTCTGGACTTAAATTATAACTTGCTGTATTATTATTAAAATCAAAGTCAGCATCACCAAAGTAAGAACCAGAGACATCCCAGGGTTTATACTGAGCCTTATCTCCAGCAGCTCTCATAGCCTCTGCTGCTCTTTTCCCTGCTTTATCTGCTCCTGTTATCTTACCTACTAATGAACTCATATTTATACCACCTCTTTTTCGAAAATGTATCCTACTAGTTTAAAATTATACTTCCTAACATAAGCCTTATAGCTCTTGCGTTGTGTACTTCCTAAAATCTTTTTACATCCTAATTGCTTTGCTAACTCATTCATATATTTATCCCAGTAAGGTCCATCACCATAAACATTAATACAAACAAAGTGTTCTCCATCTACCTTCCAACTCATAAACCCATGTTCATTCTCTATCAGGTTTGTCTTATCTATATATCCACTCTTACTCTTTTCTAAAAACCTCTTCTCTGCCTCTCTATGCATATGCAATTTTAGAAACCCATGCTCCACTAGTTTTAAAGTCAGTACTACCACCACTATAATAACTTCTTAAAGAAAGTGTACTATTTCCATCATAGGCAATTACTCTAAAAGTAGACCTCTTATCATATCGTGGAGATGTTGTACTTCCTGATGTACCTACTCTAAAAGATGCTGTAACAGGAGGGTTCCAGGGCCAAAATGAACCAGCGGTAGGTAATGTAGTTATTTTAAAAGTGTCTATTCTATCTCTTTGTTTCCCTATTAAGTATGGTAAAATATTTAAATAGTAAGTACCTGATGGGTTTCCATTATTAGTTACTAAAGGTGATGAACCTTGAGAATAAGTTAAATTCTTTGGTATTGCATAAAAATCAGAAAGTTTAATTAGTCCACTAGTAGGTACTGCTCCTGCATCACCAACCTTTGCACCAAGATTATAACTTCCTCGATAATAGTCATTTAAACTAATTGTATCTTTTCCTCCTATCTCATTCTGAAGGTCTGCAAAACTTATAGTTCCTGAATATGGAGTTGCCATTTATGTTTCCTTTTTATCATTATTTTTTTTCTTTTGCATCTTTATTTCATTCATAGCACTATCTAATGCTAGTGTTTGTATTCTATCTTCTATATCACATACTAACCCAGACTCAGCCATAGAGAAATTCATATCCCAAAATAGTTTATCTAGTTTTTCTATATCATCAAAGTGCTTTCTAAATAACTGTTTATTAGATAGACTCATTAAATAGCTCCAAAGGCAGTTACATTACCTGCAGTAGTTATATCTCCATTAATACTTACTTTCATTAATTTAGTAGTATTATATAAGAAAACTAAGTCTGTACCACTTTGAACTGCAGACCAGTTAGCACCTAACTTAAGTGTCTCTGTAGATGATACATATGAAGTTATCTCTTCACTTACTGCTATATCTGTAGCTGATAACGAAGTTAATCCTTCAATAGTTCCTCCTGTAATAGCTACTGCATCAGCATCCTCACTAGACATAGTTCCTAACGCTCCAGTGACTCTCGTTACAAAAGCCGTTGTTGCTAATTGTGTCGTAGCAGACCCAGCAGAAGCCGTTGGTGCAGTTGGTATACCTGTTAAGATTGGAGAAATAAGATTAGCTTTACTGGCTACAGCAATAACTAAGTTATTAAACTCTGTATCAAATTCAGACCCTCTAATAATCTTCTCTGTCGAGGCATCAGGTAATGAATCCTTTCTTAAAAAGTTCGTTGTTTTTACATAATTAGTCATTAGCTTCTCTTCCCTATTTTTAAAAATATATCAATCTTTAGAATACTCATAAGTTCCTCTCTTATAGTAGCATTAATACCAAAGTAAAATGATTCTCCAGCTCCACCTAACGGAATTCTAATCCTATGAATACCTATACCTACAGAAGAGTACTTACTTACATTATATAATGCATCTACTTCATTATACCTTGTGAATATTCCTGAACCTAAATCTCTATCTACTGCTATCTTTCTAGGATTACGATTATAATCATAACCATAACTCATTACAAAGTCCTGTTGTCTTGCACCTTCAATAGTTAATACTGCATTCTTAGCAATCTTATCCATAATCTGTCCTGCACCACCTAAATCAGAAGGAGTAGACCTATAATCAATGTCATAGCTAGCTCCTCTATCAGTAGTTCCTTCATACTTAGCTACACCACCTTTAACTCCCATGATTAAATTGTAACCATCTATGTCATCAAAGAAGCAACTAAACAAATCTCCATTAGTTAAAGACCATGTACTACATCTAGCACTACCATTCTCTAATGGCATTCTTAAGTCTATGTATATCATCTTTCTATTTAAAGGTAATGTTACTATATAAAATGCACCATCTTCACAATAACCAGCTCTTATGTTTTCTGGAGCAGTCTCATATAATAAACCTGTAGTTACTTCATCTTTAATATTAAGAGTTAATTCTCTCATTGGCATAGACTTCTCTTGTATCGTTCTAGTCAAACTTCTGACACCTGAGTTAGACATAAAGATTAAATCCGTACCAGTGGCTTTTATGGAGTCCCTAGAGATACATCCTACTCCAGTAATAACATCTTCTAAAACCATTGAATCAGGGTTTTCTGCACCTCTATATACTACTATGTTATTTTGACAGAATATAATTAAAAAGTTATTATGTTGAGCTAATCCTACTATAGTATCATTATTACCTACAACAGAACTAATATCTAAAATCCCGGCATTCTCTGTACTAAAGTTAGTTGGTTCTAGTAAGTCACTATAAAAGATAGTGAATGGATTCTCTGTTATATTAGCTGTCCATATTCTACCATAAGCAGATAGACAACAGTCTGGGTCAAAGTTACTTACACCTAAAGGACCAGTACCTACATCATCCAGCCTTTGCCATTTACCTACACCTAATGCATCTACGTCAAAGACTAATGCTAGATTACTCTTTTGAGTAGCTATTGTATATATATTAGCATTAGAACCAGAACCTTCTGGTAATGTTTGCATTTGCCATCTGTTTCCAGTTATACCAGCACCTTCAGGTGTAATATCTTCTATATTATTAAAAGACCCTCGTAAAGCAACAGTCTCCTTTCCTAAAAACATTTTATTATTACCATTAGCTAAATAGAATCTTCGTCCATCTGCTTCATCATGTCTCCATATAGACTCAATGTAATTTTCTTCACCTAATTCTTCATTAAAAGCATTAAGTAACTTATGTCCATCTCTACTAGTTAATCTACCACCTTTATTAATAACAACATTATCAGCTCTAGTAGCAAAACCACTTGACATACTAACTTGAGAGTCCTGAGTATTTAAACCCATAAATCCTGGAGCTAATAAACTAACTGATTCTAAGTTGCCTGTTTGCATTAAACACATCTCCAAACAGTTTCCATAGGTTTCCTACTAGATTCCATAGATATAAAGTCTGCTAACATATTCTGATACCTTTGTTGTTGGTTAGAACTACCTCCATCTTCACCACGTTCTTCAATAGCTCTTGCTACTGCATTCTCTACTACTAACATATCTGGAACAAACATTGGGTCAGCATCTAGTTTCAATGGTGGTTGAGGAGATGTCATATTAAATCTTAGTGTTTGTACTGTACTAGGCTTAGGATATAAATCTACTTCCATATTACCTGTAGAAGATACTCCGTTCCAGCAATAGCAAGAAGGTGAACCTGTAACAACATCTTCTGCTGCATAAGCTCTATCAAACCATTCTGTTGTTCTTGAATCCATCCAGTTCTTATTTGTATAATTATATACATCTAGTGTTCTAATGTTACTAGTTGTATTTAATAGCTCATAATGGAATG